TGTATTGTTCCAGAATTGAAAACCAATTTGTGAAAACGAAGCACCACCAGTAAAAGTAATTAATCCACTCGCTTTGAAATATCCAAATACTTGAACATCTGGTTTAAATTCACCATTGATAAAAAAGTTTTTATTCAAATCATTCGTTAATGGAATTAAAACATTTGGTGGTGAAAAAGTGGGTGTGAAATTAATATCATTTTCATTTCCAGTAAATGAGTTGTATTGATCAATAATTTCACTAGGAACTTTATTATCCTTAATCGAAATCAATAAATTGTCAAAATAATCTGAATCAATGAATGAACCACGACTTGTATAATCGGTAATTTCATCAACTGCAACAACTATATCTTTGAACCAAATACAAGGATAAAGAAATTCCGTTTCTGCTTCACTTGAATCGAAAGCTGTATTTGAATTTTCAGCAAACCAATTAATCAATGGATAAATGTAACCTGAATTATTTGATCTTGAATTTCGAATATTTGTAAACGTTCGATTGTGGTATGTGTTTGGCATATTCAATTCTGAAACTTTCAAATCTGGGAACGCATCAAAAAACTCTTTATTTCCAGCCGTTATTTTAATGTAGATAAAATCACCTTGAACAGATTGAATGCTTGCCGTTCCTGAATCGAAATTAACTTTTCCATCTTCAATATACCTTGCCTTCAAAAGTCGATAAGGTTTCAAAGAAACTGTATTTAAGTTTTCAATATTTTCAAAGAATATTTTATTATTCGTATTCAAAGGAACTTTGAAAACGTTTGAGAAATCCGCTTGCCTGTTTTGTAATTCAGCTAAATTATTGCTTTGATAATTACTTGCAATCTTCGATTCAATACCCAAATCAATATTAACATCATTTAAAAATAATTGTCTTAACTGCATCTTACATTGATTGAATATTAATTTCAGGGAATTCCAAAGTGAATTGAATATCCGCCTTTTTTTGATCAGTATCGTAAAGTTTAAATGTTCCTGGAACAATTCGAACTTTTAACCATTTCGGGCCTTCTGATTCCCAAGTATCAGGATTCATTAAAATTAAAACGTTTGGTGAATAAAGCATTGTTTTAATTCCATCTATTTTGGATATTGGAACATTACCACCACACACCATTGATTCAATTGCACCACTTGAAATTTCATTTAAATAGCTTTTAGCGTTTGTATTGTCTTCAATGAAAGGCGCGAATGTTGGACCTTCGGACGTTGCAAGTTGTTTTGTTTGGAATACACCAAACAACCAGTATTCGCGTTGTCCTTCTGTACCAATCCAATTCAAATAAATTGGATTTTCGATACATGAATAATCAATATCTATTCTTTTTTTTTCTGTAATTCGTGCCATCTTATTCAGTTAATAAATCAACGCTTTCAGCTTTTACTTTTTTCGTGTAATCTGGTGAAACGTAACCAGTACCAACATATCCATACTCAACAGTTGTATTTTCTAAATCAAGCCAAACATCAATTTGTTCAACTGAACTTGGATAACTTTCTTTTATTTTCAATCGATTCACAAAGCTATTTTGTGAAATGTTCAATAAATCGCTTGTACTTGCAATTACAGTTCCATTCACATTAAATTGGTCTTCTTTTCGTGCAATTGGATAACCTGAAATATTTTCGGAATAAATGAAAGTCAAAGAGAATGGATACCCTTTAAAATATGTAGGTACTTCAAAAGCGCTTGAAAATTTAGCGAGCAAAGTATCTTTGAATGTTACCAACTCGCCCGCATTGAAATTGTATTTTTGTTGTATTTGTTTTGTTGAATTGGTCCAATAAAAAACACTTGAACCGCTCAAAGGTGAAAACGTACCATCATAACCTTTCCATGTTTCACGATACGAAATATTAAATCTTGATCCAAGTTCTGCAAATCGTTTATTAATTACATCGTACTTGAAATTATCATCAAATGAAATTAAGTTTTTCAGAAAGCCTTGCACATTCAATTCAAAGTTTCCTTTTGAATCAGTTTGATAAATTCCAGATCCTGCAAGCACGTACGCATTCGAATTATTCACACCATAAACTTTTACTTCAACTGCGTAGTTTTTTCGTGAAAGAATGTTGACATATCCACCAGTAAAATTTATATCATTAACCTTCGTGCAAACTAATTGCGTTGCTGTTTTTGATAATACGGTTGTGTTTCCTGTTACTGTTCCGTTTGTATTACTGAAAAATATTTGATCTCCAATGTTGACATCAACTGGAACTGTTCCGATGATGTTAATTAAAGTCAAAAATTCAGTACCACTCCAAACCAATGAATGAAAAAAAGTATTTATTTTCAAATCCTTTCGAGTTCCTTTGTATTTAATCGGATGGTGTACACAATTCCAACGGGAATCAAATCCAGTTTGTAGTGTTAATTTCGGGAATTCGTTTAAAACTATCATTTTTTCAATTCATTTTTAAATTCACGTAAAACAGTCGCTTCAACTTCAAGTGCGTAATTATCTCCAAGTATTGAAGATAACGCATTTATTCGATCATTTGTGATTATTGTATCAAAGATATTATTTCCACCACCACGACGATAAAGCAAAGTACCTTTTTTGTGAATGCTTTTTGTAATTCTCCAGGATAAAGATTCAGAAGTTATTGTTTTTCCGTTTTCATCTGGACGCGCTGCAATTGATTTTTGGTCAATCCACATAAGTATTCTTTGCCTAAGAGATAATGCTCCTATTTTTGGACTTGATGAGGTTGGTCCGCGCCCATCAATTAAAACGGAAATAAATGGAGAGCCTGAAATCTCAAATCCTGAATCAGTAACATTTGATTCGATAGTTGCACCAAATGAATTGCCCGCAGCTTGTTTTAATTCGGGAACAATACCACTTACAAATTGATCTAATATTTCGCGTGTCGTACTCATTAACAGTTTGGTAAATTCTTAAGTGTAATTCTGCAAGTTAAATAATGACCTGAACAATTCACATCGAATAAATTTATTACTTCTAAGTTTCGCGCGTTTTCAATTTTAGTTATTCCAGATAAATCAGGATCAATTTCTAAGCACTTTTTTACAAAGTCTTTACAGTATTGATTCGTGTATAATAAGCAATTCGAATCATGTTGTTCCCATGTCCAATCCACTTCAGATTTAATCAAAAACATGATTCTAACATCGTACGTTTGTTGCTGATATGGTCCAGTTATATCGATTGTAGATTGAATTGGAGAATCAATATAAAGTACGTGTTTTGTAATTTCATCAACAAACAAATTAGCAAGTGCGCTTTCAGTCTTTTCCATGTGGAATTGATTGTTAACTTGTAAACCTATGTACTTAATCGCCTGTGAAATAGTCATTATTTGTTCGATTTAATTTCCCGTAATTTATTTTCAAATTTAAATAAAATATGTTTACGATAGGAAATTAAATAAACAGTCTCAAATGGTAGCTGTTCAACTTCTTCATGTGTGTAGTTGTATTGCTTTGCAATTTCATCAATTGTATTGAAGTGTGAAAATACATTTAAGGATTCAATACCCGCAAGTATTTCATCAGGATCAGTTTTTTTATTGAATGAATTTTGTTCTTTGATTAGTATCTTTTCGAATTCAGAAATCACACCTTTGATTAGTGGTAATGATTCAGAAATTTTCATTTTCAAATAGTACCTTTCATTTTTTCCAAGGTAAATTGCAAGTAGTTTTGGTATCGATTCCAATAAATGGCCTTTTACAAGTTCCATTTGAAACTGTATCTTTTTTTGATACGTATTCCCGAACACATCAATTTGAACTTCTTTCGATTCGAATTCATCAACTTGCAATGGTTCAGCAATCCATTCCATGTGCGGAAGTAGTTGTTCTGGATTAACATTTAAATCTGAATCAATAAGTATTTTGAATATTTCATTTGTTTGTGATTCATCCAATGACTTAATTTTATTCCATTGTTCAAGTGTTATTTCACCCCATGAAGTTGGTAAATTAATCGTTTGTTTTTTGAAACGTGAAACTTTAACTTTGAAACTTATCATCTTCGAACTTTTACTTTTTTTGAAATTGGTTTTAAATCAATTAATGCCCTCATCATAATTGAATCCCATTCATCTGGTGAACGTCCTATAATTTTTTTAACCTCATCTTTTGGAACAATTTTCATTTTTGCATCTTTGTCTGAATCCTTTGATTTTACTTGTTCCATTTCTTCAATGATATGATCAATCAAATTTGAATCTTCGCAAATTTCACCACATTCACGAAGTTCAATTTTTTTAGCAACGTAGTAAGTGCATTGTGTTTTTAAATTTTCGTAGTTATCTCCATTGATCGGTTTTGAATTATTAACAAAATCCAAGCATCGAAGATAATCAACGACACCACCGCCAACTCCATCACCATCACAAACTATTCTTGAACTTGGTATTTTATATTTCAATTGAAATTCCTTTGCTTTTTCAACAACATCCGGAATGGTATTTTTATCAAACGAAAAACGGTCAATACAAATCCAACCATTCCAAATTCTAAAAACTGTTTTATCTTGACCTTGACGAGCAACATCAATCGTTAAATAATGTATTCCAGTTCCTTTTATGTGAATAGGATTAAAATAATCGTTTATTGAATCTCTTTGAATCAATGCGTTAGGATCATCATCATATTCCCAGTTACCAAAGTATAAACGTTCACGACTTGCTTTGTCTAGTTGAAGTAGATTTTCTAAATATGATTCAGGTAAATGTTCATTATCGGTTGGTAAAGCTTGAACAAATGCACGATAATTTTTAATTGATTTATCTTTTTTAGCTAAAAAGAATTTTTTGTAAACCCAGTTTTTTGATGGATTACAAGTTCCTAAGATTTTAGGAATTAAGTTAAATTCTTTTAGTTTGTAACGAATACGAGATTTTAAAATTTGCCATGCTTTATATGTTATTTGGTTGCACTCATCAACAAAAGCACCAGTAATTTCTAATGAACCTAAATTGTCAAAATCAGGATCAGAAGGATAAAGAAACAAATCTTTCAAAATTATTTCACTACCATTTTTCCAGTAAATAATATTCGATTGAGCGTTATAATTGAATTGATTTGAAACATTAAGTTTTGATGAAACTTCAAAAAAAGTATTCAATGTAGTTTCTTTCAATGATTTTAATTTGGATCTACCCATTACCCATCTTGAACATGGATAATTTTGGCACATCTCAATAAGCCACAAACAACCAAGTGCGGTTTTACCACCACCCGCAGCACCACCATAAATAACTTCTTTATGAATATTGTTTTTTAAATAAAAAACAGCGTGTTCTTGTTTAGTCAGTAGTTTCATTTTCTGGATTTATTCCAGTACCTAAATTTACAACATTTATTGAAATTGGATTTTCTTTATCCCCAGATAATTCAAGTTTAGTTCCGTACTTTCTAGGATTTGTCATTGCTAAATATTGCATTCGTGTATGAACTCGAAGTTTTGAACGTGAAACCCATTCTTTGTTTTCAATTTCAACCCATTTTCCATCTTTGAAAATCTTAATAGTATCATTTTCTCTATCATCTGCAATATCTAAACAATCTTCAAGTATTAATTCTTGCCTAGCATTTACCGCGCGCGCGTACGCGAGTTGTTTCGTTTGCTTTTTATCATCATTTGCAAGCCATTCATAGAACGTTTCAAAACTTAACTTAATCATTTTCAAAGCGTTACGTATTGACATACCTTGTTCAGAAACAAATACAAAAGCCTCATTCACTCTTTTAGTTAGAATTTCTTCTTTTTCTTCTGGTGAAAGTTGTTTTTTCGGCTTCACGACCTTTGGAACTGTTTTTTTTGTTTCACGCTTTGCCATGACTATTTATATTTTACGTAAATAACTTGAAGTAAATCAATTGTTAAAATATCTTTTTCACCATATTTTAAATGTGAAATACATACATCACTTGGTTTCATTTCCATAAGTGTTTTAGTTACAGCCAATGCAATTTCTTTTGAAACCTCAATTGTATTTCCGTTTTTAAAACAAATAAGTGCATTATTATTTTTTGGATTTAACATAACTACTTTTGTTTGTTATACGAATCAACTAGAATTGCAAGCCAAATTATGAAAAGAAAACCACAAAGGCAAGCGGATATATACCACGGTGCAAAATACACTATTGTGAGCGTGCAAAGTAAAATCAAATCGTATTTGAAATACTTTTGAAAGTTCCAGTTTTTAAATGAAGATTCAGTTTGCCACCACGCAACTGATCGAATAATTCTGCAAGCCAGGAATATCGGAAACCAAATATATTTTAAGACTGCAAATAATTTGAATTTATTTATTTTCATCGTTAAAAGTGTTTTCTAAGTTTTTACGAAATTCATTAACCATTTCATCAATAGTTATTTCACCATTTTTTACTGCTTCATTAAGTTGTTCCATACTCAAATCTTCATCATTTTTTCTATCGTAGTAAAGAAAATCAGAACACAAATCTGAAATAACGTCTAATATAATTTTTTTCATCGTTTACTTTTTTTCGTGAATAATTTTTTAATGAAACGAATAAATCGATTCCATGGTTTCATGTATCGTTTTTGTTCCACTTCAATTTGTTTTATGAATGTTGGAATTTCAACTGGTGAAACATTTTTGTGAGTGATTTGTTTTTGAATGTGAACACGTACAAGTTTTGCAGCGTTCAAGTATTCTTTTTCTTTGCATCCAATTTTCACAAGCATTCCAGATTGAAAACCATGTTCAGTTTTTACAGAAAGCCAAAGCGCGTTTTGTGGTGCCATTTTATTATTTGGCATTAATCTAGTTAACTTATATGTGAAGTCATCAAATTGTTTTGTCATGGTACAAAATTAAAAAAGGTGCTTCGAAGTGAGTTTAAAACGCGACGAAAAAAACCACCTCAAAAGCACCTTTTGAATATTTTAAATTATCGTCGCGTTTCAAAGATAATCAAAATTTAATATAATTAACTCCTTTGTTTATTTTAAATGATACCGCTTGTCCTGTATAATCATAAGTCATACCAAAAGATTCAGAACATTCACATTTTACTTTTGTTATACCATATAATGTTTTATTGCATCTTTTTAAATAAATATCGTTTTCATCAAAATATTCTTTAGAACAATAAGGGCATTTAAAGTCTATTTTTGAAAAATTTAAAAACATATCAAAAACTATTTAATTCGTTAAATTCTTTTTTCAATTCATCTAGTTTCTTTCGTGCAAGTTCGAATATTTCAAATGTCAATACCCTTGGAATATCTTCTGAAAAATGATTATGCGCCCAATTGAAAAATGTTAATTTGTATTTCACATCAATAACAGTATTAACACAAATCATTTCTTTTTCTTTCTTGATGAATTCTTCAAGTTCTTCAATGTTATTGTTTAACTCAATCATTCGCTCAAATCGAGTTTGTATTTTATTTTCAGCCATTTTAATTAATTATTAAATCCAATAATACAATAACCTTCTTCAAGTCCATATTCACCACCATAAAAAATATAAGTTATTTTTTTAGCGATAATTCTACCAGTAAAAGATTCTGTTTTGTCATCATACTCTTTGAGAATTATAACATCACCAGTATAAAATCCACGATCATTTTTTCTTAATTCAAAAGTTTTTAAACCTGATTTTACATGAATAAAATATTCATTTAGTATTTTTAATTCATGAACTTTCTCACACATACTTAAAAAGGATTTTTGTTAATATTTAATCTTTGATCTTTTCGCGCTGCAGTTACTTCGACAAACGGGAATTCTTTTTTAACCATTTCGACAAATTGTTTTTCATCAGAATTGGAATCAGAAAGATGAATTAAAATTATATTTCTGCATTCAGATAAATCATGTCGTTTCAAAAATTTGATACAATTTTGAATTGAAAGATGCGACCTTCGAACACGATCAGAAACGTATGTGTTTCCAATTCCAAGGCGTTCTTTTTCGTTCAAAATTTCTTCACAGTAATTCGCTTCAATAATGAAATGATTGATTGGAAAATTGAATTGTTGTTTAATCATGAAAGTATCAGTTGCAAATAGTATCGTTCCGCTTTCTTCGTGGTTTATCAAATATCCATTGCAAGGTACATCATGAAATAAATCAAATGTTGCCCACTTGAATTTTTTGAATTCTCCAAATCCTTGTGAATTCCAATCAATTATTTCAATTCCTGACTTTTCATAATCTTTAAAATATTTCGAGTGGTCTAGTCAAAGATGCTCGTGAGACACGAGCATTCCAGATATTTTTTCAATGTTAAAATTTATAGCTTTTTTGCATTCCAATAATTTTACACCAGCTTCAATCAGTAAGATTTCACCAGATGAAGCGTTGAGAATATAACCATTCCCAACGCTTCCAGTTGATAAAGTATGCAAATACATTATTTTTTTCTTTTGCTTTTTCTAATTTTATACGCTTCATACTTTGATGTAATCCACATGATTAAAATTAGTAAGATGAATAATGAAAGTATAATGATTCCAATTATATCGTTTAATGTTATTATAAATATCTGTAACATAACTATTCTGGTTTAAATGGATCTTTTTTATCAAACAAAGTTGATTCAGTCGCTTTCAATTCATCTTCAATCACAGCTTCTGGAACTGAACCAAAAGGATCGTGAACGATTTCTTTTGCAGTTGAATCAATTGTATTTTTTACTTCTTGTTCAACCGTTGGAGTTTCATCTTCATCAATGTAAAGATTAGCATCTGAACTGGAATTAATCAAAGGTTTCAAAGTTCGTGTGATTACTGTTTTCTTTGCCATTTCCTGAGTGAAATTCAAGTGAGTTGATCCAGCTCCTTTCGATTGACCTTGCATCCATGACTGATTTATTTCTTCAATTGTCATTACATCAATGAAGCTTTCTTTTGAATGCAAATCAACAACAGTACAATAAGCGCCTATAATTTTTTGATTCGAAATGTTCTGCAATTTTTGACCGTGTTTGATTAATTTCTTCAATCCTGTTTCAGTATCGATTGAATACTCGAATTCATCACCTTCATAAATTACTTGACCAACTGATTTTACATTCGCCACACGTTCTGCAAGTGCCATTGTTCCAAAAACTGAACGTTGGAAATTTAACTGATTTCCGTACGGAATGAAGTAACATTGATTTTTAATAACTGATAAACCTTGCACAACCATTTTCATCAATGAATTTGCAATTGAAACTTCACTACAGGATTGAAGTACTGGTGTTCCAGATTTATCCTTTACATCTTGAAGATACAAGAAAGCGCCTTTCAATGCGTTTTCTGGTGAATAATTAGCAGGGATTTTTAATTCCCCCGCACTTTCAAGAACATTGATTCTATTCAATACTTTGTCGCAAATGTTCTTTTCGTTTACTGCAACTGCAGTTGTGTTTTTTTCTTCTTTTGTCGCCATTTTTATTTTTGTGTTAATTGTTTACAATTTGAATCAACTACTAAGTTTATAATTTGCACTTCATCATTTACGATAATATCTGAAACCGATTCACGATTATCAATGAAAATCGGAGCAGAAATATTAAAGAATTTTTGAAGTGTTTGGATAATATCCAGACCCGCGTTTACTTTCAACTCGTTGTTTAAGTTCTTGAATGAAACCCCATCAACTGTACAGACACAAGTTTCTTTAAATCCACCGTTTAACAACTCATTGAACATTTTAAAGTTAACAATTTTAAATGAATTATTAATCTTTTCTTCAATGTTTTTTATCTTGAATTGAACGAATGTTTCAAGTTTGAATTCAATTTGTTCCAAGTCGGCTTTCTCCTGGTTAAGTGTTCTTAATTCAGCTTTCAATTCATCAATTCGTTTTGATGCGTTTTCGTTGTGTGAATAGATTGAAAGTTTCGTTTTGACTTCTTCCATCTTGTTTTTCACTTCTTGAATCAGTTCTTTGATTTCTGTATTGTCTTGAACTTTATTTTCATTTAATTCAGAACGTTTTGCATCAATTTGTTTTTTCAATTCGATTAGTTCAGGAACAGTTTCTAAATCAATTTCCTTTACATTTTCAAGTGAATATCTCAAATCCTGAATTTCTTTTTCAATCGTTTCAGGGTTTACAAACGATT